TATCATCTTTAAATTGTGAAAAATGAGGAACTACTTGGAATACTGGAGCTGTTAAATCATCAAGTTTTCCAGTTGTTTTTGCTAACCAACCGTCATCACCAACAGTAACAAAATCACCTAATGCAAGATCAGGAATATCTTCCTTTACGGCATCAGGTCCCGCAGACGCACCACCAAAAGCATTGGTTGTAAAAATATCACCAATATTGGTCTTTAACAGTCTAGGATAAATAAGACCATCAGCCATATCTTTTGCTAACATAGCAAAATCTTTATGATTCTGACGTCTTTCATCATATAATTTTTCTTCATTAAAGACAAGCATCCACTCGCCATTACCGTTAACACTAGCACAGCCATCCTTGTAATTATATTTTAGGAATTGTCCATTTTCTAGTTGTGCAATAGCTGTACCACTATTCTTAGCAGGTAATTGAGCGTAAATTTGTCCAGTATATCTAGCTGAAAGGTGGTTAGGCTCTACTTGAGCATATCCTATACGTTTCATATTATCGCTATCCTCCTAAATTAAAATTTATTATTCATTGTAGCTTCAACAGCTTTTACCCAATCAGGAGTAGAATCTTCTGTATCAACTACATTAAAAGTTACTATACCCTTCTATTCTTCTTCATTTTCAGAAGTTTCTTCTAAATTAAAATTGACCTTTTTATCAAAACAAATTACTGCTAATTTTGCTTTAATCTCATCAATAGTGTATTTAGATTTATTCTCTACAACATCTTTCTTATCTTCATCAGTAAGCATGTAGAATTGATTAATAAGAGTATCTTTTTCAGCATCTTCAATATTTTTCTTAAATTCTCTTAAAGAAATAACTTCCTTCTCTAATTCAGAATATTTTGCAGATAAAGTATTATAATCAGACTCTAAAGCCGCATATTTCTTTTTAGCATCTTCTTTGTCTTTATCTTCATCTTCCGCATCATCTTCTTTATCATCTGAAGAATCATCTGTAACTTCTTCTTCCTATTTTTTATCTTTTTCTTTTGCGGCAATATATTCTTTTTTAGAATCTTTCTTTTCTTCTGTATCTTCTTCTTTTTTCTCTTCTTCAGAAGCAGGAGAAGTTTCTTCCTTCTTTTCTTCTTCTTTTTTCTCAAAAGTTGATTCAACAAAAGTGTCCTTTACTTCTTCAGGAGTTTTATTTTCATTATTAGCCATTTCTGGTCCTCCTTTTTCTAAGGCATATCTTAAATCTTTCATCATACTGAATAAGGTATTTGAAAAATTCTTATCTAAGTTAAGACTAAAAGCAGTTATAGAAGAGCCTTCAAAACAAGGTTCTACATCATCTCCTAAAATACATAACTTAGAAAAGATTGCATCATTAATAATGAAAAATTCCATTTCATTTTTCACATTTTTTGCCCAATGACCTTGTAAAGTTTTTTCATCAAGTTCCATAGAATGAGGTTTCCCGCCTTCTTCTTTAACTTGATTTACTTCTTCAAATTGTCCTGTCCATAAGTACCCTGTAGTCACCATATAGGTTCTAACAATTTTATTTCCAAAGTCATCAACATCTTCAAAATCTTGAAACCAAACTTTTGCATCAGGAGAAACAAAACCATAGGGTTTAGTTAAACAATTAAAATGGATACCTTCATCATCCCAAATTATTTGCTCTCCATGATCTGCAAAATCTTTTTTATCTTTTTTATAATACCCCACAATAGGCGCGCCACGTAACGTTTTTGCCATCTATGAAGCTACCTATTTAGAAATATAACTACCGTTACGATTTTCCCCTAAATAAAAAACCTTTATCTCACAAGAAGACATTAAAGGATTTATATCCAAAGGCTGTAAATTAATAAATTCAGGAGAATTTATCGTAGCAATACTTTGATGTGTTAGTGCCATTTATCCTCTCCTTACATACTCTATTTATTTAAAATTGTTTTTTCTGATTTTTCATTATCTTCCTTTTCAGGTCTACCAGCTCCCTATCCACTACTATTATTATTTGCATTATCTTTACCTCTATTGGCAGCAGACCTTGCTTGTAACGCTTCGGCATTCATAACATTAGAAGTAAGCGGAGGTACGAATACTCTAACAAGATCAAGAATATCATTTTCAAAGAACGCATTTGCTAATACTGAACTTTGTGTTTGTCCTAACGCTACCGGTGGAAGCATTTTCGTATAACCCATTTGCGCCTGCTCTTTATATAATTTAGCTAACTATTTATAATTATAAATAGTTGTAGGTAAAAGTTGCGCTTGATAATAACATTTTTTTGGAGACTTATTAAAAGGTTGTAATAATAAATTTAAAAATGATTCAAATTGCGTTAATAAATTATTCATTGACGCTTCATCATTTAAAATAGAGTTATTTAAAGCTATATTACCATCACTATTAAATTGTAACTGAGAGACACCTGCTTCATTAAATACAGTTCTCTAAACTTTCTATAAATCATCAACAGTAGTAGTTGTACCTCTATCCGACATATCTGCTACCTAAACATCAGCAAAAGTAGTTAAAATATCTACACCAATCGCGCGGCTAACCATTTGAACCGCATTATTATGTAGCTCTTGTGCCTCATCAACGTCAAATACTAAATCACCATTTTTATCTAATGGCATCTTCTGAATGATAATTTTTAAAAGTTTTTGAGCCATTTTCTTTCTGTCTAATTCCTGCGCAGCATCTAAATCAATGATAGCAGGAATTACAGAAATAAAAGGAGGAAAATCCTATTCATTTATATTAAATTTAATAGTGCTTTTTGGATCTAATACATACCATCCAGAATCATCTCCAGGAAAATCAGGTTTTAATTTACCATTTATATATAATCTATAACCTTTTTGCATATCTTTAGGAAATAGCTTTAAAATACGGTATCTTTGAGTTTCATCTGGATAAGCATCTTTAAAATATCTCATATTAAATTCTACAACAGGCCTATTACTAATTTTAAAGCGTGATCTACAATATCTTACAGGAAGCTATTGTACAACAACTTTATTCCCTTGTGGAAGAAGATAACCATAATAACAACCATTACGAATAACTTTTAAAGCAACTTCACCAAAAAATCTCTTAACTTCAAATTCTTCAAAAAACTTTAATACTTTAAAAAAATTTGTAAATTGTTTTCTTTTTTCTTTATCTTCTTCAGAAGTTTCTAAACTACCTAAACCACTATCTGGGTCTAACAATCCTTCACATCCTTTTACATATGGAGTAATAAACCAATCATACTTATACAAATAAGCCATATACCGACATAGTCTTGAATAAATTCCACTCGTTTTATAAAAGAAATTAGAAATATCTATCATTCTAAAAAGATTTCCAGTATTAATTGCTCTTAATACTTCTTGTTTATCTCCTAATCTTGGATTTATTCTTTTATACTGACCTAAAGAAACTACTGCATCATTTAAAGTTTTTACTCCAACTTTTAATTTAGAAAAATCTGTTGTAGGAGAGTATGTTTCATCGGTATCTAAAGAGGGCACCATTCTAAAGCCTTTTCTCTTTATCATTTCTTTTTTATTTACCAAAGAATCACCGCCTTCAACAAACACCAGCTAAATTCATAATATAATCATAATTTATCTGATGCTAATCCCAATACGGGATTATAATAAGTTTTATATCATGCTTTTTACAATACTAACGTTTTTGCATATCATAAAATTGCTGCTGATGTAAACCAGACATACCACCAAAAATACTTTTAGGTTTATAATGTTGGATACCTTGATACTAAATTAAAAACCATAATTCCCTATCATCATCAAAAACTGCAAAATCAAAACGTAAAGCATGACCGCCACGACCTATTAAATCAGGAAAACTATATTCCTCCTAAAAATCTAGTCCTGCCTGTTTTAAAATCTACTATATTTTTATTTCTGCACGAGAAGACCTCATTAAAATATAATCTCCTTTCTTTAACTAATTATATATAAAAAATAAAAAAAAACTCTTATTTAAATTTGTCCATTTTTTATGTTTTATTTTTTTAATAAGGTGTAAATAAACACATTTTACTTAAATCTCTTTTCTTCCTTTTACGAGCCCGCTATTCTTCTTGTTTAATAAAATATAATCCATAAACAAAAGCAGAAAATTTATCTTTTTTTATTCCACGGCTATCTTGTTTTAAAATAATGTTTACGCCTTCATTATCCTATACTAAATTTAACATTTGCTATCTTAATACTGTAGTTAAGACAAAAGGACGAAGATATTCATTTCTCTTATCAGGAGTCATATTTTGACCTGTTCTTGTCTACATTAATTTAGCTTTTGCCTAAGCCTAATCAATTAAAAATTTAATTTTTCCACTTGACATTTGAGTTTGTGTATAAGAATA